AAAAAGTATTTAGTTTTGGACTTACCTTCACGAACGACTAGAAAGTCTTCTTTTGTAAAATCAAGTTCTGGAGACTGATATAGGTCAAGCGTTTGCAAGAACTGACTTAGATCGTAAATACCAAAATCTTTAGGAATATCTTCTTCGATTTCAACTTCAGCAAAAATATTTTGCATAACAGAAATAGTGCTTAAAGTGTTTCCTTTCTTAAAAAGAATAGATTCATTAATGTTAGAAAAGTTTTTTAGGATGGAAACGGTTTTGTTTGATAGTTTCATATTTGATTCTCGCGGTTTCATGATCAATAGGGATAGTCGCTGGTATTTCTATGAATACCAGAGAAGTGATAAAGTAGAATGCAATAATGGATTGCTTTTAGAATATCCAGTTTGGATTTTCCGTTCTTTTTACCGAAACGCGAAAGGTATTTTATGGCATTTGATCGGCAAAATGGTTCGGCATCACCAATACTCTCAATCAAATCAAGAGTTTGGGTTTTAGATTCTTTAGAAGTATAGTGAGATTTATAAGTGCCTGAAAGATAATCTTGAATCTCTTTTAGGGTTTCATCTTCTTCGTATTTCCAAAACCCATTAGTCGATTCTCGAACTACGGATTCTGGAATTTTAATATCGTCATTTTCACAATCAGACATTACAATGTTTCCTGTGTTTTTGTTGTACAAATAATCATTACCAATAAGATCTTGTTGGTTGGAGCTCATAATATTTTGGTGGAAGTTTTGATCAAATGTTGTCATAGATGATTATATCAAGAGAATGGATTTCAGTCAAGAAAAGTTGTGCTCATCAAGACACTCCTTTTGCTGATCTTCAGAAGGCATTACGAAATCAGCATCAAACTTATCATATAGTTCAATGAAAGATTGTTTGGTCTCATCATCGAAACGATTAACACAAACTTGGATTGCCTTTGCCTTGTCTTGGAAGATACTGTAGGCACGGATAATGTGGACTAGACGACGGGTGCTAATGATCTCATCAATACCACCATCATAGAACGTTTTGCGAATAACGTCAGCCCAATCCACAAGACGCTTACAGAACTCACGGTCTTCTACACCAAGATCCAGAGCAATACCCTCAAGAATTTTCTGTTCAGTTGCAGGAGTTGGATAAGACTGCTCAAAGGTCACAGGAAAACGCTCAAGAAATGCTTCATTCAGAACATTAGTGCCGATAAAACGACCATCATCAGAACCTTTACCTTTTGTGTTCGCAGTGGCAAATACATTGAAACCTTTTGTTGGTTTTACATACTTACCGATCTTTTTCAGGAACACACCCTTACCTTCAAGGATGGACTGGAGACAGAGGATTTTATTGCTAGCAAGGTCAATCTCGTCAAGCAGTAGAATCGCACCGCGTTCCAACGCTTCGACGACTGGACCATTGTGCCAAACGGTCTCGCCATTGATAAGACGGAATCCACCAATGAGGTCATCTTCATCAGTCTCAATAGTAATGTTTACACGAACTAGTTCACGACCCAACTGAGCACATGCTTGCTCAATCGAAAACGTTTTGCCATTACCCGACAGACCCGTAATAAACGTAGGATAAAAAAGACTGGACTGAATAATCTTACGAATATCGCTGAAATGACCAAAGCGGACGAAGGTATCATCTTTTTCTGGAGTGAGATTTTGGCGTTCCTGAACGGGAACACTAGTGGGGCTAGACTGGTAAGTTTGCTCCATTTTTTCCCGAACGGTAAGATCCCAACTACCGCGAGCAATCTTATATTGAGCGAGTTTGTTGGTTACGGTTTGGTAGTTGCCGTCGTTCATAGCGCACCAAGCACGGATATCTCCTGCAGAAATAGAGTCCCCATAAAGTGCCTGGAGAGAAGTGCGGATGTAATCAGCGGACATTGCCATGGGTCAGGTGTTTGTTTGAACTGAAGTTAGTATAGGGGGAAATGAGGAAGAGAAGGCGAGGTAGTGGACAGTGATGTAAATGGCACACCCAAGGACTTTTTTCTACAAGCATCTCTTGCGTATGCCGTTGCTAAACTAATTATTTGTGAACAAGGTTTATTTGATTGCCCACAGTAAGGACAACAAGTAAATGCTCCTTCTACATTTGACATCAGCAAATAACCTCTACAAATTCTCCTAGGATTTTTTTATTTAGTTTTTTAGTTTTAAGTGATTTAATAAATGCACTTTTGATTTGTGTCTTAGTTGCATCTTCTTTAACTTCAAAGTCAACTTCTTGAGAAATAAACTGAGCAGAAAGTCCAAACTTTTTAGTGTAACCGTTTGAAGAAAGAGAAACACACTTATCTTTCTTCCACTGCTTTATTGCCTTGTCAAACTCATCAGTATCATAACCAGTAGACTGACGAATAAAATAGGAGACATCGCGTTCAACAATACGAATGCCAATAAAGTTTACAGTTGGGTTTTCATCTTTAACACAAGTTAATAGAGTTTCAGTAAATTTTTTCCAGTCTCCTCGAACCTGATACACTTTTCCAGTTTTACGACTACGCAAATAACTATTCAAAGTAAGTCTAGCAGTTCCAATATAAGATTCACCTGGTTGATCCCACTTACGATGAAACTCTTTATGGAAGGGAATTTGAGCCGATTCACCATCAGTCAAAATGACACAATGAACTTTTTGGAGATTTTCTTGCTTTTTAACCAAAGGAATAATCTTATTAAGTGCTATTACAGATTCATTGAGTGGTGTTCCAGATAGACTAAGTTTTGGATGAATACTATATCTAGCATATTTACGAAATTGATATGCAATCCTCCAAATGTTTTTCATTTGAGTTTCTAGTTCTTTAGACGTTACTTTAGAAGTAAAGAACTCCATTAAAGAGAATCTTTCATCTACAAAAAGAAGACCATCTTTTTTATCATAATGCCGTTTTGGATAGGTTGCTTTACCATGTTCATCATAATCAACGGTATTAAATTCATATGTAAATGCATATACCCTAAAAGGAATGCTTGTTTTTTTACAGAACCAAATAAGATTGTACAACTGCTTTAAAGTGTCCATAAGAATATTGGACATTGAACCAGACCAATCCAAAATAAACACCAAACCGTGATTCTTACCATCGGGAATAACTGTTACTTTTTTGAACAGATCTTCATTGTATTTGTAAGTGTGGAGTTTAGTGCAATCTAAAACACCCGTTCGAGCAGTACTAGCACGAGAATAAGAATCTGCAGCTTTACGACATTCAAACTCTTTTACTAGATAGTTAACTTCTTTCTGTGCAGTTTTTTTATAATCTTTGAAAGATTTATCTACATTATCAAACTGCTCAGAATCAAATACTTTGAAGTGATTTGAAATAAAAGAATGAACTTCATTATTTGAGTTGATTACCGAATCAAGATTCAAATCAGGAAATTCTACATAGTTGTTTCCAACAGAATCTAGATCAACAAGATTTTTAATGCCATTATTAAATGCACTATCAGTCTTTACTTCTGGATCGGTTCCACCATATGATCCTTCTTCATCTGGTGGAACCGATCCAAAAGAACCACCTTCCATATTGGGAGAAGTATCAGTTTGTTGCTGTTCTTGATTCTGCTCTTCAGATTGTTCTTCAGATTGTTCTGTATCTTCAGTCTGATAATCTCCCTGCCCAGAGTTTTGAGGAGTAGATTTTTGATCAGGAATATCTGTTTTAGTATTTGCTTCTTGTTCTTCTTTACAATATTTGTAAAGAGCTTCTGCAGCTATTTGTACATCGAAGAAAGTTTCTGCATCGCTAACCATATCAACGATATCAGATTCTCTACTATTTTTGATTGGAACTTCCATGAAAGATCCAACTTTAAACAGCAGATTAACACGATCTGCAAGATTCATTGAAGAAATATCTTCATTCTTAAGGCAGAAGAAATCATCTTCATGAAGTTGGAGATAACCTCGACGGAAAGTTTTAGGAATACCAGCATATTTCCGTTTCATCATTTTCTCAATACGAGCATCTTCTACAATATTGATAAACGACATTGGCACTTTAATAGTTGGATCTTCATTAGGAGTAAACAATGCATGTCCAACTTCATGAGAAACAAGCATGTCGTATACTTCGTTACTTGCTTTCTTCCACATAGGAAGAGTCAATACCCGAGTATCGACATTGAACATCGCAGTCTCAACTTTTTTATGCTCCACAACCAGATCTTCAGTTGCTAGAAGTTTAGCAAGTTGACCTTTAATTTCTAGGTCGATAGTCATGGCGGTTTGTTTGAACTCAAGTCAGTATACAAAAAAAGATCGCCCCGTAGGACGATCCATGTGACGCTTTTTAAAGTGTCTGAGTGCTTCCTTCCTCGCCCTCAGTGCTTGCGGTTTCAACTTCCGCTTCTGTTCCTTCTTGGAGTGGTGTTGCCAGTTGGGGAGTTTCATCGATTGCTCGCCTAATCCAATCAACCATATTTATAGTAGGTTTCCACGCAAATGTCAACCTAAGTTTATCGTTGTCATACTTTTCTACTGAATCCTTTTACTTTTTCAAATTTTATAACACTTTCAAACTTATCTTCAAGTCCACTCTTATGAGATATTACAAAGATATTACTATCTTTAATAATGTACCGAACGATTTTCAAGAAATCTTCAGTACCATACCCATCAAGAGAACTATCAAAGATCTCATCCATTATCAGCAAGTTTGTATTTGCTGAGTTTTTAATCTTCGCAATCTCTCTCCATGTAAACAGTAGAGCAAGATCAATCCGTTGCTTTTCACCTTCACTGAAAGATTGATAAGAAAAATCTTCGTGAATAGGTGACTCAACAGATTCTTTAAACTCTTCATCAAGTTTAAAGTTGACATAAAAATCCATCAACTGCAAATATCGATTAATCTGCTGATTAATAACGGGAATGTATTTTTTAATGATTTTAGATTTAACGCCAGAGTCTTTTAGCAATCCATAGATAAAATCATGATTTACTATTTCTTCTTGGGTGGTTTCAATCTCATCTAAACAAGAATCTAACTTTTTCTGAAACTCTTCTAGTTTATCATGCTCAATATTTCGGTTTTGAATATTTTCGGAAGTTTTTTGAATTTCATATTGTAGACTTTGGATTTCTTGATGTATTGATGAAACCCGAGTATTGTTTGTAGAAATACCATGTGTTACGTTAGTTACTTTAGAAGAAATGTCATTGAACTTTTGTTCCCGCATTTCCTCACCACGAATAGTCCTTTCAAGTTCTTCAAAACCAGATTTAAGTTCTTTTGCCTTTTGTTTGGCATCACCTATTCTATTTAACCGAAAAGTTTCTTCAATGCTTTGGGTGCAGGTAGGGCATACCGTATTATCATTGAAAAACTTATACTCTTTTGTAATCGTTGCTATTTTTTGAGTGATTTTTCCTTTCAGATTTCCCAACTTACGAAGTTTTTCTCTAGCATTAGAGTACTGTTGAAGTTCATCATCCATCTTTTCAAGTTTAAGAAGTAACTCTTCAGTAGATTTTTCAACTTCATTTTCTTCTCGGATAAGTTCGTTTACCTTATTTGATTTTTCGGCAATAAACTCGTTGCCTCGCTTTTCAATATCTTCAAGAAATCCTTTCTGCATAGATATTTTTTCATGCAAAGATTCTCGTTTTAAAGTCAGATTATTAAGATTGCTTTTGAGCATTTTAATATCTTCTTTTATAACCAAACTCATCAAAGAAAATATTTTAATATCCAATAAATCTTCAATAACTTCTCTCCTACTAGATGCAGTAAGTTGCATAAAAGGAACAAAGTTACTACTTCCCAAAATAACAATCTGAGTAAATGAACGATAGTTCATTTTCAGAATAGTTTGCTCAAACCACTTTTGCTGCTCAATTGATGAAGCATTTTGATCTAAGGGTTGATCGTTTCTATAGATTTCAAAGATTGCAGGTTTTATACCCCTACGAACTTTCCACTTAATACTTCCAATAGTAAACTCAATCTCAACTAAACAATCTTTTTCATTTGTAGAGTTTATTAGTTGAGGTTTATTAATGCCCCTAAAAGATTTTCCAAACAATCCAAAAGTTAAAGCATCCAGAAAAGTACTTTTTCCCGATCCATTTGTTCCTAGAATTAGTGTAGTATTTGAGCGATTTAAATCTAGTTCAGTAAAACTATTTCCAGTAGAAAGAAAGTTTTTATAACGAATTTTTTCAAAAAGAATCATGTTT